ATTATGCGAAGCCAGAGGTTACAACGTGCGGGGCGAACGGCTGCCATCAGCAACAACGGTCACGCGGGTTCCCTGCTGCTGAGGCTGCGGCTGAAACGAATGCGGGGTCTGCACCTGCGCACCGGTCGCGGCGGACGCTGCGCTACGCTGGCTGCCGCCGCTCGCGGTGCTTGTCGCATCCATCACAGTCGATACGGCCCCTCGGCCCGTCCAGAACGTCACACGCTCGCCGTCGATGTCGCAATACAAATCGGGCGTCTGCTCGAAGAACCGGCATTTCTCAATCGGCCAGAACCGCGTACGGCCAGCCTCGGACACCAGCACGACACGCGACGTCTTGCTGATCGGTCGATCCGGCTCAGCGTTGTAACCATCCTTCGACGGCCACGCCTCAGCCCGGCCCAGGCCGGCATGCACATAGCCGGCAATCCGCCAGATCGCAGACGGCACCGGCCCATTCGACGACGTGCCATAGACCGCTTGCATCGCGCGACCCGCAGGAGCCGCCACTGGCTGCGCCTGTTCAACGACCTTAGACGCGGGAGTCGGCGCTGACGCTTGCTTGGGCTGCGGCGGCGTGAAGAACCGGACGACGCCGGGAATGCCGACCGACAAACAGACCACGATCAGCCCAACCAGCCCCCAGAAGCCCCAGGATCGCCAGAACGAGCCCCGCGTATCGGCTTTGGACTCATCGCCCACAGCGCCCGTTTCGGACTGCGTAGCTGACTTGTAGTACCGGTAAACGTCAGGCTTGAAACGCCCGGCCGTGCTGCGAAGCAGCTTCGACTTCGGCGGGCTGTCGCCCTTGGCCACGCCGTTGTAGATATCGACCCGGAACATGGTCTTCGACTTCTTAACCATGCGGTACGTGGTTTCGACCAGCAGCACTGCCCAACTGGCGAGCTGGTCGAGGTCCTGGGTCACCATGACAACCCGCATCGACCGGTTTTTCTTGTCTACGCGGTGCCGATGCTCGGCCAACAGTTTCTTGTCGGCCATCGGCGCATCGTTGGTTTTCTGGCCCTTGGGCCAGCGCCGCCACAATTCGTCCAGCACCAGGACCGAACCAGGCGGCGCGAAATCGGCCAAGTCTTCACGCTCAAACCAGTCTTCCGGCAGTTGTTCAATAGTCCCGCCAAAGTCCATCAGCAACATATCGACTTCGAGCGGGATATTCGTCACAACATGCCGATCTTGTTTCAGCGACGGAATAATTACGTGTTCGACAACGCCATAACTTTTACCGTGCCCAGGCTTGCCTACATATGCATCAATGGCCATACATCACCTCAACCGATAATCGGGATACGCCGGAGAATGAAACGCAGCAGATACGCGCCCAGGACCATGGTCACGCCTGGACCAATCTGGAATGCATTGGCGAAATACACCACCGACGGCGGTATTGACTGAAACGCGTTACCTGCCTGCACAAAGAAATCAGGTACCGGCAACCACTGGAAGAACTTCACAATACCGGAGACAAGCCTGTGAAACACGTACTCAGGCAGGACAGGAAGAAGCTCCCAAAAATAATCAAACGCATCTTGCGCCCACTTAAAGAAGTCTTCGATTGCCTTAAGTGCGCGCTGAAAGAAATCGGTCGCCGTTTGAATCAGTTGTTTGATAGCACTAAGAATGCCTTCCATACATCACCTCACGCTGACAGGAACACACGAACAGACAGCAGCGCCCAAAACGCCAGGAACACCGCTTTCAAAATCGGCTCAATCTGAGACCACAAGTTACAGTGCGAATCGAACATCACACTCTTCCCGAACAGTTCAACGCTCTGAACTGGACAGCTTCCCCCGGTCGGAAACGTGATCTTGCCCAGGGCCTGGCCAATCGGGGCTTTCTTGATATCCGTCCAAGCCTTTTGCAGCGATTCGTCAAAGCCCGGAACCTTGTCCGTGCCAAACGGGTTGTTCTTCACGAACGCGCAACTATCGTCCTTACAGCCGCCTTCCAGGCCAGTTCCACCACCGGTACCACCGCCCTCCCCTGAGCCGTCACCGCCGCCAGTGCCACCACCCGTTCCGCCGCCATCACCATCGCCGCCACCCGTTCCAGGCGTGCCGCCACCATCACCACCGCCACCTGTGCCGCCATCGCCGCCACCATCACCACCACCGCCTGTGCCGCCATCGCCGCCACCGCCAGTACCGCCACCTCCGGTACCACCATCGCCGCCACCATCGCCCGGATTCGTCGGGTCAGTGGGGTCAGTCGGCGTCTTGACGCACGTCGTGCCGGACCAGCTATACCCAGCCGGACAGCCAGGGTCGTTCGGATCGGACGACGGTTCATTCGGATCAGTCGGCGGCGTGCTATTCAACGACGGCCCGGTCATTCCAGGGTTGTTAGTGTCGGCTGGACACGTGGCGCCAGTACTTCGCAGCGAGTAATTGCAGAACCCCTCATTCGTCGAGCCAGTGACGAAATAACAACTCGTAGTCTTCGATGAATCCGCAGAATAAGCGCACCCGTTCTTACAACCTGCCGGCGGACTACTTATAACTTGATTCCTGCCGCCAACCTGAACAACTGGAGACGGCGGACTACTGAACAAGTCATACAGCCCTTCAATACAGTCATTGGGCTTTTCCGGCTCCGGAGGCTTACACATGGCGACACCCGTAGTCAGATCAAGATCACTGCCTTCAGGACACTTATCCCCCTTCAAATAAACAGTCGTATTAAAAAGAACCCAATCACCAGAACGAACCACACAATAGAAAACCTTGCCCGCNTCACTTGGATTTGACGAAGGCTCCATAACAAAAACCCGCCCTGGATCGCGAGATATACCAGTAAAATAAAGATCGCAACCCGCCGAGGGCGACGAAACTTTCTTATCAAAATAACCCATGTACCAATAATACTCTTCCGCACTTACAGAAGAAGAAACTAGCACCAACAACAATAACAACCTGCGCATACTTACCACCTCGAAAAGATCGCCCAGGAACACGCAGCGCCAATAACAAAAAATGCGAACTCATATAAATCCGCCATCGATCAAGCTCCCCTGCCAGAAACAAAAAGGGGCGACCGAAGCCGCCCCATCCAACCGCCCTCCTCGATCAGCGCCGCAGGAAGCCCAGGACCACCTGAGCGCCTTTAATGCCGGCATACACAGAGGCCAGCAGCGCAGCGACGGCCAGCACGCCGTTCGCGATTGTCGAGAAATCAATATCGGAGGTCAGACCGCTGTAATCCCAGCCAGCGGCCGAGGCGGATTGCGAGACGACCAGGGCAGCGCCTACCGCAACGGCGGAACCACCACGAACGAACAGTTTTTTCAGGTTTTTCATAGACTTACTCCTTAAGCTCTTTTAATGAAGTCGAGTACGGCCTTGACGCCCAGGGCGCCGACAAGGACCGTCGCGACAAGACCGAACCCGACCGAGAACGCCTGGGCGAGCGCCTGGGTGTCCAACATCGACGGGTCGAACTGCTCCGGCACCTGGGTCAAGACCCACATGCCCGAACAAAGGGGCGCCCCATCCGGCGCAATCGAGATGGAGCCATCGCAGGACAGGGCGGAAATCATCAGGAAGCCTGCTTAACGGGCTGCGCCGCCTGCGACTGGGCCGGAGCAGCCGGCTTCGGCTGGGCGGTCCCCAGGGGCTTTTCCATCAGGGCCAAGGGCGCGCCTGCCAACGAATAGCTAATGCGCTTGTACTTCTCGTCGAACTCATCGTTATAGGGCGCGTAGACCTCGACACCAGCGAGGTTGCGATAGGCGTTATGCAGGCCGTTCTTCACGGCATCGCCGAAGACACGAAGCTTGTACGTAGTGTCCACGTCAAATCCGTCACGGTCCTTGTCAGTCGCCTTGATGCCAACGATGGCCCAACGCTTGTCCCCTTCCCCCTTGTCCACTACGCCCAGGACGTACCCTTTCAGAATCTTCATAGTCTCTTTCTCCAGCGCCGAGCAGGCGCATACGTGATCCCCGGCCGGGCCGGAGCTACTTGTGAACGACGAGCCGTCACGAAGGCCCGGCGCAGATGTTGCCGCTCAGTTCGAGCAGCGGATTCAGTTGCCAGCACCTCACGCATGACCTGACTCAGCAGGTCCGGCGAGTCGATACCGGCATCGAGCAGGACAAGCTCTATCGAGCCCCGCAACTGAAGGTAGGCTTGCCGTCCGATATCAATCGCCATCACGGCCACCCGAAGGCATCGCCGACCCACGGCGTGCCCTTTTCGCTGGTGACAGTGGTCCAAGGGTTGGAGGCCTTGCCGCCCTCCTCCTTATGCTTTTCGAGCGCCTGGAGCGCTTGGGCGACGATCTGCTGCAACACGCTGCGATCGACAGCAGCGCGGGCCTGCTGACGAAGCTGGAGCGACCGACGCTCGCTGGACGACAGGGACACACCCTGGAGGCTGTAGGCGATCATGAGCGAGCCTTCCTAGGCTCATCGAGCCAACACACGAAACGCCGGAAGAACGCGAAGAACAGCGCCAGGAAAACCACCAGGGACACGACAGCAGTCACCATAGCCAGCACAGGAAACGCGGCACAGAACTCGAAAATGGCGGCAACAATGGGCGTCAACATCACGAACAAGACGATGAAGACAACCCAGCCCAAGAGAAAACGAAGAGGTGCTTTCATCTCAGGCCACCAACCGCAGGTGACGTGGGCGCGGTGCATGCCGATAGAACTCCGGCAAATCCAGCACGTCGCTGGTGACGATTTCCTCAGCACGACGAATCATCACGACCGAATGACGGGTCACGTCGTAGGGCTGGGCGATATTGATGCCGATCCGGTTCAAGCGCGCCCGGTAGGTCTGATTCATGCGCTTTTTGAAGTCGAAACTGATGCCCGGGCAGTGCATCCACTTCATCGCAATATTGGCGGTCGCATTAGCCGCTTGAGTGCTGCCTACAACCCCTTCAGAAAGCAGCCTTTCCGCAATCGTCTCGTAATCCATCGCCATCACCTCGAGCTTGTCGAATCCCCTCAGAAACTCCCCATGGATCGCCGCAAAGCGGCCTTCATCAAAAAGCCCCCACCACTCCAGCCGCTCACGGGCCAGATACTCACTCTTGAGTTCCTGTTCCATGCGCACGACGCCCTGCTGATCGCAGTACGCGGCCAGATCGAGCAGGTAGCGGAATTCGGAGGAGTCTTCGCCAAAGTTCCGTTTGCACTTCGGAAACAGGAACTTGCGGATTGCCTGAGCCTTGCCGTAGGCCTTGTAGTAGTGGTCGCGGGCCTGCCAGTCGCAGGTCCAACCATCTTCGTAGAGGTGGCCATTCTTGTAGCCCACACGCTGAGTACTCAGGGCGCGGATGTAGGCCAGTTCATTGCCCTTCCCCACCGTCCGATTCGTCGTCAAGTCAACCCGGCGCAGGCGCGCACCGTTGCCGATCATCCGAGTTTTCGAGCCGTCCTCGGTCTGGAGGTGGCCCCAATCAGTGCAAGCCGTGAACGGCGGCAGACGGTTGCCCTTGTCGTCCTTGATCTCGTGGAGGATGTCGTTATAGACCGCGACACACTCAGCGATGGACTGGAATCCATGCAGGTTGTCCAAGCGGTTGACTGCACTCGGATTCCCTTCGACTCGGAGCTTGTTCCCATCGACCCGAACCCGAATCGACGTCGAGTGACTGCCCTCAACCTTGAAGCTAGGAGACGTGTCGCGCAGTTGCTCGCCGGTCCTCCGGTCGTAGTAGCAGATGCCAGTGTCGCCAACCTGCGGGAGCTGGTACGGGAATACCTGCTCTACCGTGAGGTAGTCGTAGAACATCCTGCTCTGATGATTGGTCGGAGGAAACATCCCTACCCCTGCATGCCTGTAACAACGTTACACGTTACGTACGAGGCGATTTATACCGCAGTAACTCGTAACAGCGCAACACGTGCAAGAATAACGACCACCCCTTGTTACAGGTAACCGTCATGTCAAAGCCCTACCGGGTTCGAGATAAGTTCGTCGAGGAAGTGAAGGAGCGCCGCGTCAAAATGATCATCGAGACAAAGGACGACGTCCGGGAGTCCGACCTTGTGAACGCCACGCTGTGGAAATACCTGAGCAAGATCACAACGAAAGACGTCCTTGAATTCAGAGAAGAGTTCGGCGGGAAGGAATAGCGATGCGGGCAGAGAGGGACGATGACTTTCCGCCCGTCAGAAGGGCAACAGAACGACGGCTAGCCTATGAGATCGCTCTAGGGATATGGCTGGGTGGAATGGCGCTAGGGCTTACGTCGTTCGCTCTGTGGTTCTTCGCACTCAGCGCAATGGTCGGAGCGCTAAAGCTTGGCTAGCAGAGAGACCGCAGAAGTGTGCGGTAAATTGGGGGTGTTACAGCACCCCACCCCTCCGGGCGCCGTTCGAGCACCCAAAGCAACGCGCCGGGAAGGCCCTGCGAGAACTCGCCGGGCTAGACCGCTGAACATTCCTCGGAGATCTGATCGCCCCATGTGCGCATCAACAGCGTGCTCTATGGATGGCCGCGATACGCACGCTTGGGTGATCAGGGCGCGAGGTGGTTTCGGAGCGGCGGGAACGACGAAGCCCGCGAAGGGGCTTCGGAGGGGCTAGTAGTCTGTAGGGAGACCAGCAAGCTCCAGGCGCTCGCGGTAAATGCTGTTGACGCGCATGGCATCGGATCGCTCTTGGCGGCACAGATCCACCTCAAGCTCCATCTGCGCAATGGTCTTTCGAAGATGGGCGACCAGGGCGCGCGCATCATCAACGTGCCGGTCGAATTCGTTCTGCAGACGGACCAGGGCATCCGCGTCCACCTGGGGTGCCTTGCCCGCCTGCCGCTGACGGTAGAGGCGCTGCCGCTCAGCATTGGAGAGCGCGTCAGCCTTGCGAGGCCGGCCCCTGGATGGCTTGGCCGGGAAGGCGTCGAGGGTCTGGGTATCGCGGGTATCCTTGGCCATCTTCGAATTTCCGTTACCGTAACGAATATTCGAATCATAGGCCCTACCGGACCGAAAGCAAGGATTTTCCGTTACGGTAACGAAAAACCCGGAGCGGCATCGCATAACGGACGTTACGTGTAAATCACCAGTCCGGAGCTAAGCGCATTTTCCGGACTGGTGACTCTCCCGGTGGTCGGGCTGCGCCTAACGTAACGTCTGCACATTATGCGAAGCCAG